GAACTTCTGACACCGTTGTCACGATTACATGGTCAGCGGCTCCTAGTTATGACATTACGGTCGATGAGGTCCTTACCGTCACGGTGCCTGATGAGGCGCTGACGACCAGTACAAGCCCTGTCGTGGGCGTTCCGACCATTGGTGTGACGGCTGATGCACCCTTTCCTAAAGCACATACGGTATCATTCAGCTCTGTATCAAACAGGACCTCTTTTTCATCAGAGCAGCGCAGGACTACCTTTTCATCAGTGAGTAATCAATTGATTATTACCGGAACGGTTGATCCATTAGGGTTCTTGCTACTCGAAGATGGTGCTAAACTACTGTTAGAGAACGGTCAGGCGTTGGCTTTGGAGTCATAATGGGCAGAATTTATAACGAATTAAGCGAAGTCACGGTGACTGTGAATCCGTTTGATACCAACGGTAATGCTTTTACACCTACTACAGCGAGATTCCGAGTTGATGATTGCTTGACTGAAAAGGAACTGATCGCGTGGACAGACATAGCGGTTCCCTCAAGTGCCATGCAGATATCAATACCTGGAAGCATCAATGCTATAATTGGAGACCGACGAACGCCAGAGCCTAAAATAGTGACGGTGAACACGGACAACGGACTATCAACCCAACACTTTGAACAGTACACCTATCGTGTTCGAGACTTGGCTTTCGCACAAATCGCATAAGGAAAAATCATTATGTCAGCAGGACAAGGTGACAGAACGACAATAGTAGCGACCGCCACATCATCAGCCGAAGTGCGTGTCATGGGGCCAGCAGTGATCAGCATTTCAGGGGAGTTCGGCTCTACCGGTACTGGTACGGCCACGGTGCAATTTCGGGATCCGGAGAATAATCTCGTCAGCATCCTGTCAACGGTCATTGACGATACCAACACGGACAATACGTTTTTTCTGAACTTTCCGGTGAAATCCCGGAACTCGCTTAGTGTCGCACTCGTTGGTGGCTCAGGCACGGTGGCTCTGGTTATTGTGACTCAGGGCGATATTTTAGGAGATTGATATGCCACAACATCCCGGCAAGAAACGAGGCAAGAAACGTAGGCCAGTAAAGCGTAGGAAATGAACGAAAGAGAGAATAATGCCTTACATTGGTCGGACTGTGCACTATACAACGCACCCGCAGCAATGCCAAAACCTTGCGATTGCGGATACAAAAGAGATATGGCTGAATATTTTATTAGGCTATATTGGTGGGCTTCAGAGAAATTGCACTGGAAGTTGGTTTGCCTCTTTACAAGTCGGAAGAAATAATGCCAGCAGGCAGACCATCAGAGTACACACAGGATATGGCAGATATTATCTGTGCTCAGTTGGCTGATGGCGAGTCATTGAGAACAGTATGCTTAGCTGAGGACATGCCTAGTAAGACCAGCGTTTTCAGATGGTTACGAACTCATGATGAATTCCGTGACCAATACGCGCGAGCTAAAGAGGAATCAGCAGACGCATTAACCGATGAAATGCTTGATATTGCTGATGATGGCTCTAATGACTGGATGAAGCGTCATGGCAAGGATGATGAGGATTATTGGGTTACTAATGGTGAGTGTATTCAGCGATCCAGAGTAAGAATTGATACACGTAAGTGGATAGCGTCCAAGCTCAAGCCCAAGAAGTACGGGGATAAACTTACTCATGGTGGTGATCCAGACAATCCTATCGAAATGAACTGGACAATCGAGGTAGTAAATGCCGACTGATTGGAACGTTTGCGAGCCGCTGTTGATACCTCCTGAGGATGTGGCGGAGCTTAAGCGGTTGGCGAGCATAGACCACAAGGGATTCCTCAAGACTGACCTGTGGGAGCCAATCGCGAAGGTGATGCGTGCTCAGTGTCCGGTTCAGGGAGACAACTGGAAGTTCCTGGCGACGGTATGGAACCCGGTAGGTGCTGAAATCCCCGAACACAAGCACAATTCGCACACGATGCTGTTCTATCCAGAGGCGTGTGATCCGGTCGTGATTGAGGGCGTGCCGTTTCATCCTGAGAGGGGAGACATCGTGCACTTAAGCCCTCATACGCTGCACGCTGTACCGCCAACGGCCAGGGATCGTGTAACGGTAGCCATGCTGGTGAAAGATGCCAACCATACAGCTCCCGAGTAAGTTCAAGCCAGTCCTTTCCAGTAAGAAACGATTCATCGTTATCATTGGTGGAAGGGGAAGTTCTAAGTCAGAGAGTGTTGGTCGTTTCCTGACCATGAAGGTACAGACCGAGGCTGCGGATATATTGTGTGGTCGTGAGTTCCAGTCATCCATTGATGATTCGGTGCACAAGCTCCTTAAAACACTCATACAAAACACACTCAAGGTCAATGGCTTCAACTGTATGGAGCAGAAGATTGATTGCCTTACGGGAGGTGGCTTTAGATTCAAAGGCTTTGCCAGGAACTCCAGTGCAGTTAAATCAGCTCAAGGCTTTAAGTACTCATGGATTGAGGAAGCGCAGACACTCAGTAAAGAATCTATTCAGGACCTGACACCAACCATTCGAGCGGCAGGATCACAGCTATTCTTCACAGCCAATCCCAAGTCATCGGGCGATCCATTTTCCAAACGATTTATTGTGCCTTACCTGAAAGAACTCACACGTGATGGCTTCTATGAAGACGATCTGCATTTGATCATTGTCATGAACTGGCGTGATAACCCGTGGCATGGTGAGCTTGAGAGTGAGCGAGTATGGGACAAAGAAAACCTACCCAGAGCTGAGTACGACCACATTTGGGAGGGTGCCTTTAGTGATCATGTTGAGAACAGCATTATCCCGGCCGAATGGTTTGATGCGGCTATCGATGCTCATGTGAAACTAGGGTTTGTTCCACGTGGAACCAAGGTAGTTAGTCACGATCCCTCAGACAAAGGACCTGATGATAAAGGGCTATGTTATCGACACGGTGCCGTGATACTCGACGTACAGGAAATGTCAGGACTGGACGTTAACGAGGGCTGTGACTGGGCCTTAGACTATGCCATTGACGTACAGGCAGACGTTTATATCTGGGATTGTGATGGACTGGGAGCTTCATTGAGACGACAGACCCTGGAAGCCATCAAGGGCAAGAAGATGGAGCACGTTGAGTTCAAAGGCTCGAAAGGTGTGGATGATCCCAAACAAACCTACCAGAAGGTCGATAGTCACTCGAACGCCAAGGCCAAGAGCAATGAGGAGACGTTCAAGAATCGACGAGCACAGTATTACTGGATGCTACGGGACCGGTTTTACAACACCTATCAAGCGGTTGTACTGGAAAAGTACATAGATCCTGACGAGATGATCAGCCTTTCCTCCGAGATAAGTAACATGGCTGCATTACGTGCTGAAGTGTGTAGAATACCGACAAGACCCAATGGTGCAGGCTTAATTCAGATTATGAGTAAGGAAGAAATGGCACGCAATAAGATAGCCAGTCCGAATATGGCCGACTCTTTGATGATGTCTCTGGCCACACCGCCACTGAATAAAGCCGATATCGAACTTCACTTTGCGTCTGTCTATGGCTGATAACGACTTAGAAGATGATGTAGGTCCAGACGATTTTCAGGACCATCGTGGTGTTATCAAGCTACTGCGTGAGTCTCAGAGCGTTGAAAGGGATGTTCGTGAGATAGTCCGTGAAGTTCATACTTTCCTCGATCATAAGGACGGGCAGTGGGATGACCATGCACGGGCGGCATTCAAGGCCAGGCCCCGATATACCCTTGATAAATGCAATGACCTGGTTGATGATATTGCCGGTGCGATGGAGCAATCCGACTTTGATATCCAAGTCTCTCCGGCTGGCGGGGACGCTACTAAAGACCTTGCCAAGACCTATGATGGCCTAATCCGTAATATTCAAAACTTGTCAGACGCCAGTGATGTATACGATGCAGCCACTCGCAATGTCGTCAGGGCCGGGATGGATGGATGGCGAATCAATCAACGGTGGGGCGATAACAATACGTTCGATCAAGATTTATACATTGACACGATTGCTGACTTTGTAGACCGTGTTTGGTTTGATCCCAACAGCGTCTTACAGACAAGAGAAGATGCGGAGTATGCCTTTGTCCTAACGACCATGACCAAGCGTGCCTACCAACAGAAGTTCCCTAAAGGTAAGGGCCGGTCAGTCACTATAGGTGATCACACTCACAGTCATTCTGATCGCACACCTGAGAGCATTGTGGTTGGTGAGATTCTTTACAAAGTGCCTGTTAAACGAAGGATTGTTGAACTGACAACGGGTGCGGTGTATGTGGATGACGAGAAGTTCCAGAAGATCAAGGACGAACTGGAGGCTGAAGGAGCAACTGTAAAACGTGAACGTATGCGGGATATGGTTGAGGTCAAAACACGCATATTCGACGGTGATGACTGGTTAACGGACGTTCAGAACACGGTGTTTGATCTTATACCTATAGTACCGATGTATGCTAATTGGAGCGTCCACAGACAGGTTCCAAACTATTGGGGCATTGTCACCAAGAAGATGGATGCTCAGCGAATCTATAACTACGTCGAGTCGAGGAAGGTTGAGGAAGGCGCGTTAGCGCCTTTGGCTAAGATTTTAGCAACCAAGACGCAAATGGGCGGTGATCAGAAGGCATGGGAGCGTTTGAACGTATCCACAGACCCAGTGCTCCCTTATGAACCTGATGAGAGTCCGGGCGTAATACCTCCTTACAAACTGGGTGGTGCCGAAATCAATCCCGGCCTTGAGACAACTTCACAATCCATGCTACAGAACCTGCAAAGTACGGCAGGTATTGATCAGATGCCGGGCCAGTCCTTGGGATTACAGTCTGGTCTAGCGGTGGAGCTTAAGCAGAACCGTGGCGATACCCGCAATTGGAAATACGTCAAGTCCAAGCAAATTGCTGTCTGTTACACCGGGAAAATATTGATTCGTGGTGCCATTCCCAAGACCTACGATACTGAACGCCAGGTCCGTATTATTAACGAGGACTCATCGGTGGAGATGGTTGGTATCAATACTCGTGTAGTGGATACACGGTCTGGCGATCCTGTTGAGGTCATTGATTTGTCGAAGGGCGTTTATGATGTGGTTTGTGAGGTTTCAAAGTCCTTCAAGAACCGACAGGGAGAAACGGTTAACTCAATCGTCGAAGTCGCATCGATTGATCCCGGTATTATCGAGCAGGGCCGTGATGTGCTGTACAAGAACATGAACGCACCCGGCATGGATATCCTGGCCGAACGGGTTAGACAACAGATGTTACTGGCTGGTCAAATACCTGAAGAACAGATGACCGATGATGAGAAGGAGTTCATCGCTAACCAGCCAGAACCGGCCCCAGATCCCGTTGTCGAGGCTTTGCAGCGACAAGCAGACAACGATGATGATAAGATTCAGATTGCGGCGATTGACGTAGCCCGTAAGGATAGGGAGCTAGATGCCAAGATTGCCAACGAATTACGCGATGATGACCGAGAATCGATGAAAGAGGCGATGGCTCAGGTTAAGCTCGCAGCGGAAGTACTCAATACACATGCCGACACGATGGGCAAGATTCGTGAGGCAATGGGCCTTGAGGCTATTAGCGGCCCCAACGGAGTAGAAGCATTTATCAATCAGGCGGTTCAGGTAAAAGAGTCGCAAGCGGAACAGCCATAAATGATAAGACTACAAGAAATCATTGAATTTTTGGACAGCATTACAGATGAGAGCCACCGCTTTTGTCCGTCAACTGGAGCGGCTTGTGCATGTATGGGTTGCGTCAGCGTGAGTCCATTAAATATCACGCAGCAGCATTTAGACATGTACAAGAGCGGTGAATTACAAGTAATTGCTAAGAACAACCAAGCGGAACAACAGTAAGCGGAGTTAAATTGTTATGCCATCAGTTGAAGAACAGTTAGATCAGCAAACGGAAGATGTACAAGCGAAAGAACCAGAAGAAACGCACGACGGTTTCATTGCTCTCGACAAGCACCAGAAAGATGTCAATGTTCAGCACAAGAAGTTCAGAGACGAGGAGCGTGGTCGGGTAGCAGCGGAAGAAAAGTTAGCAACGGCGGAAAAAGCACTGGAAGAGGCTCGGCCTAAGACAGTGGACATTCCACCGATCCCAGATCCACACTCGGAAACGTTTGTGGCAGATATTGCTACACGCGACGAAGCGATCAAACAGCAAGCGGACCTTAACGCAACAAACGAACAAGCGGTACAACAGCGGAAAGAAAAGGACGAAGCCCGACTGACTAAAGAGAGTGCGGTTCTCGACAAAAGGGTTGAGACGTTTAATTCGAATTTAGTTAATCATGGTTTGAACGCAGATGAGGTGAAGGCAGCCGCAGAGGAAGTTATTGGCTCCGGTGCATCGGACGTTTTTCAGGACGTACTTCTGGATGACAAGGATGGCCCGTTGATGGTGATGTACTTGAAAGCTAATCCTGTTGAAGCAGAGCAAATCAATGCGATGCCAACGCTGGAGCTTGTCAACTATCTCAATACTGAAATCAGACCGAAGGCTTTACTGCTGAAACCAAAAACAAGCAGTGCGCCTGATCCGCCCATCACACTAACTGGTGGCGGGGCTAAGGAATTAGAAGATCCTTTGCTCGAAGGTATTACTTTCGACTAGTCAGGTGCCGCTTTAGTAATAGGAGTAGCTCAAAGTGGCTAACGATCTAACTAGTAACATTACCCGCAAGGTGTTGCGTTCGTTTTTGAAGGGATTTGTTTCCAATAAAGTCGTAACAAAAACGGTCGATACACAGATTTTCTCGGGTAAATTCAACCCTGCATCTGGATCGACGGTGGACATTAAGCGTCCGCACGATTACACGACTATTCGGACTTCCGGTGGTGATATTTCATCGTCCCAAAAAGACGATATTATCTCTGGTAAGGCAACCGCGACAGTGCAGCCCTTTATCACAGCGGCCGTCGAGTGGGATATTATTGAGGAAGCTATTGAGCTTGACCAGCTCGATCAGATTCTTATGCCAATGGGCCGAAGGATGATCACTGATCTGGAAGTCGATTTTGCCTCGTTCATGATGAAGAACACTGGCATGGTACAAGGCACGCCGGGTGAGGCTATTGATACCTGGTCAGAGGTGGCCAATGCGGGTGCCTTAATGGCATCGACGGGTGTTCCCAGCGATATGCCGTGGTATTACCTCATGAATCCATTCTCTCAGGTCGCTATGGCTAACTTGCAGAATGCTTTGACGAGCGTAGATACTTTGGTACAAACTGCATGGGAGAAAGCCCAGATATCCAGAGACTTTGGTGGTATGCAGGCTCTAACCGCTAATGCGCTTGCGAGTTACACTAACCCAGCCATCGCTGATCGCGCCGGAGTGCTGGAATCTGCTCCTGATCCGACCTACGTGACGGCTAAGGATACGATGACGCAGGTTATCTCAATTGATGGACTGACCGCTGCTGTGACAATTGTTGCAGGCTCGGTTCTGGAGGTTCCGACTCGGTTTATTTTGAATCAGTCTACTCGGGAGCCAGCATTGGACGCGGATGGTAATAACATCCCGTGGCGCGGTGTGGTCCAAGCCGATGTACTCACGGACGCTACTGCTGATCTGTTCACCGTATCGTCTCCGGCGATCTTTGACTCAGGCACTGAAAATCCGCAGTACAACACGGTTGTAGCGGCGCTTACGACATCCGATGTGATCAATGTCATCTCACCGAGTGCCGCAACGGTACAGCCCAACCTGTTCTATCATCCACAAGCGTTCAGTCTGACGACAGTGAGGTTACCGAAGCTGTTCTCGACCGACACTACCTCAACGAGTGAGGACGGGTTTAGCCTTCGTGTCAGCAAGTACTCAGACGGTGATGCGAACAGACAGAAGGTCCGAATCGATCTCTTGCCTGCTTTCGCGGTTCTTAATCCGTACTTTGCTGGACAAGGTCACGGCGTAGCTTGATTAACGCCTATGTTCAGGATGGGGATGTCGGGTGCGGTGCGCCCGGCTCCCTGTCTTGGCATAAGTGCCATATCGAACAGATTGACACGATGAAAGGTCGTTGTGATTATCTGACCGAGGCATGGCCGGATATGTCGGATGATATGAAGTTGGAGATAGTGGTGCATATGATGGAGATTTCGGATGCCAACAGTCACTGAGGTTGTAGGCGGTGCATTACAACTACTAGAGATACGAACCGCAGAGTCTGGTGTGGAAGCTGTTGAGGCTGAAGACGGACTAACCTCACTCAATGATATGATGAACGAGTGGAATGTAGACGGTATTAATATCGGCTATGAAACGCTCGACAGCGTTGAAGACGAACTGTTTGTCACTTTAGGGTCTATTGGTGCCATCAAGGCTAATCTCGCTGTTTATATAGCCCCTGAATACGGGCGTGTGGTCAGTGACTCTCTGAGAGAACGAGCAAAACGAAGCAAACGCTCTTTACGAGCCTCTATTCCACTGAATCAATCCCAATACCCCGATACTTTGCCTGTTGGCAGTGGTAACGAGGAAAATAACTTTACTCCAGACGGAGACTCACCGGGAGGCTTGCGGGATTCCCGGTTTTATCCGTCTAATATCGAACGCAAATGCAACTAGACATTGCATCGGGGTTTTACGAATCTGTATCTCTTCCTTTGGCTGCCCAGCGATGTATTAACTGGGAGCCCATAGTCCCTCAAGACGAGGCGCTGTCAAAAACAGCCTTACGTGATGTTTATGGCATCGATACAAGATCGTTAACAGGCGCCACTATCACGGGTATTAATCGGGGTGCTCAAGTCGTTAGTGGGGTGCCGTATTTTATCAACGAGAAGACGTTATACTCGTTTGACTCGTCCAATGTCGTCACCGATCACGGTACTATTATAGGTTCTGGAAGAGTGTCTTTAGCCAATAACGGCCGGTTCCTGGTGATTGTAGTTCCCGGTATTACGGCTTATGTATTTGATAATACTGATTCGTCCTTGACCCAAATCACCGATATAGACTTTCAGGTCTCAGACACCGTTACGTTCAAGGACGGGTTTTTCGTCTTTACGGCCAGTGATGGTCTGCAATTCTTTATCTCGAACCTTAACCAGCCTTTGGTCTTTTTAGCGCTCGACTTCGGCACTGCCGAGGTACGGCCGGACAAGATCGTGGCAGGTTTTGTTAGCCCTCAAAATGAGTTATTGATCTTTGGTGAAGAAATTGTAGAGCTTTTCCAAAACATTGGAGGATCTGGCTTTCCGTTTCAGCGTGTCCGTGGCGCGGTGGTAGCAAAGGGGCTTCGGGCGAAGTTCAGTCTTATAGAATTTGATAACACCTTAGTCTTTCTAGGTGGTGCGCCGGGAGAACTTACAGCCGTCTGGCAGATGGGCGGTCAGGTCAGAAAGATAAGCACCTCGGCTGTTGATAACGCCATTCAGGAATATACAGAGGATGAGATAGCGGATGCCTTTTCGTTTACCTACGCTTATGGTGGGAATTATTTTGTCGCCATTACTTTTACGTCAACCCGCATACCGTCTCGAACCCTTGTGTATGACGCTACGTCGAGTGTTCTCACAGGCAAAAGCATTTGGCATGAAAGACAATCTGGTGTCGTTGACGATAAATGGCGTATTACCGCGATTGTTAGTGTTTACGGCGATTTGATTGTCGCTGACTCGGTTGATGGTCGTATCGGGACCTTGAATAAAGATACCCACACTGAATACGGTAATGCGATCTTCAGACAAAGAACCTCAATGCCGTTCCAGATTAATCAATTGCATATGTTTGTTTCTGAAATAAAACTAACGATGGAATCCGGGGTAGGCACTATTGAAGGTCTGGACCCGAAGATAAAGATGGAGTATTCCGATAATGGTACACGTTCGTTCAAGATAGGTGGATTAAGGTCCTATGGCCTGATAGGAGAATACGAAAAGATCCCCTCATGGCGAAGACAAGGACGTGTTCCCAGGTCAAGAGTCCTTCGGTTTACGACCACCGAGCCGATTAAAAGTCATTTATTGAGACTCGATGCGTTTGGTGAACAGTCGTTACAGATATGATTATCCCACCCAACAGGCAAGATCAACTACTTGAAGACGGACGTCCTACGCCCCGATTTTCTAATGTGCTTGAGGAGATGGCGGATACGATCAATGATCTGGTCGCACTTCCTGTCAACATTCAGGACAGTGACTACACATTTGTACTTGAGGATGCCGTTGTTCGTAAGACCTCGACTACGATAAACCGGGTTTATACTATCCCAAGCAATGATGAGGTCGCTTTTGATCTCGGTCGTCGCTTAGAGGTCCAAAATGACGGTAGTGTGGCGATGAAAGTTGCTATTACTGATGATACGATGACGTTTGAGTCCGACGGTACGACCGGAACACGAACGATTGGTCCGGGTGGTTCGGGTCGGTTTTTGAAGGTCGCGACAACAAACTGGAAATGTCGAGGACAGCAAATGAGTTAGCAAATGATATGACTGAATTAACCCAAGAGTACGTCAAATCTCGTTTCTATTATTGTGACGGCCATCTCTACTGGAAGCCAAGATCAATAATTACCAGGGATGATAAGGCATGGAATACAAGATATTCAGGCAAAAAATCTGGGTATATTAATACATCTGGATATGTATCAATTTGTCTTACGATTAGCGGAAGAAAAAGACCATTTTATGGACACAGGATTATTTGGTTAT